CCATTGCGGACTTTACAAATAACCTAGGCGAAAAGTTGCGCCCAGTAATTGAATTCTTAACCCCTATTACTAATGGCCTTCGCAGCGCTTTTAACTCAGTTAAGAATTCGCTAAGCGATAACAGCGAAGAACTAAAACCCCTTCTTACTTTATTCAAGGCAGTTGCAGAATTCGCCAGAGACGTATTAGCGCTAGTTTTAAGCAAGACTTTAGGCGCAGCATTAACCTTAATCGGTAAAGCAATCTCTGGACTGATCGATGGCCTTGCCAGCGTGGTCACATTCTTTAACAATCTCTATAATTCTATTAAGCGAGTAATTGATCTATCTAAGCAATTAGGCTCTAATCTCAATCCGTTCGGTGGCGGTAAAACTTCAGGGGCATCTTCCCCATCAGCACCATCAGCTCCTACAACTCCATCAGGCATTCCAAGTTACTTGAATGTAAGGCCAGTATCCACCACCAATATCACCGTTAACGGCGCGATCGATAGCGAATCAGCAGCCCGTCAGATCGTCAGCATTCTTAATGATTCTAACGCTCGAGGAACCCTAGGCAGCGCGGCCTTCGTTTAATGACAGCATATACTCCTGCCTATAAGGTTCTAGTCGATAGCGTTGAAGTTACTGATGTAACGATAGCCAACCTAGTAATCACCTCTGGGCGTACAGATATCAACGTTCAGCCAGTTGCAGGCTACTGCCAAATGCAGTTGATGAACCTTGATAATTCAAGTTATAACTTTACCGTAGGAACTGGCATTACGGTTGAGGTAACTAATTCAGTTGGGACTTATATCCCTATCTTTGGCGGGTTTATCTCCGACTTTACTATTGCAGTTAATCAGGCTGGAGATTTAGGCTATACAACTACTGCAACTATTACAGCGCTTGGAGCGTTATCTAAACTTCCAAGAATCATCGATCCTGGAGTCTTATCCCAAGACTTTGATGGAGATCAGATTTACACGCTCCTATCAGGTTACTTATTAGGGCAATGGAATGAAGTTGCAGCAGCGCAAACTTGGGCTAATTATGATCCGACTGAGACTTGGTTAGAAGCGGCTAATATCGGCTTAGGTGAAATCGACCAACCAGGCGATTATGAGCTGATAGCCCGGTCATCTTCCAACACAGATCTTTACTCATTATGTACCGCTATTGCTAATTCAGCCTTTGGAGTTCTCTACGAGGATGCAAACGGAAATATCGGGTATGCCGACTCAACTCACAGGCAGGATTACTTAGCCAATAACGGATATACAACGCTAGATGCTAACCACGCAAATGGCCTAGGTTTAGCGGCTACTACTCGCGCTGGAGATTTACGCAATAGTTTTACAATCGTTTATGACAATAATGGCAATCAGACTTACACTGCTATTGATGCAGAAAGCCAAAGCCTTTTTGGTGTTTATGCCGAGCAATACACATCTCGGATTAAACATACTGCTGATGCTGAAGCCTTAGCCGATCGATATATCGCCCTACGAGCCTTTCCTTATGCCAAATTCCAAAGCATCACTTTCGTACTGGGAAACCCTGAGATAGATAATGCCGATCGAGATGCCCTAATCAACATATTTCTAGGCCAACCAGTCTGGATTCAGAATCTGCCGCCAAATATTACAGGCGGATCATTTCAGGGTTACATCGAAGGCTGGACATTCAGAGCCTCACTTAACAATTTGACCTTGACATTCAACGCATCTCCTGTGAACTTCTCGCAAGTTGCGGTAAAATGGGAACAGGTCAATGCAGCAGAAACTTGGAATACACTTAATACCAGCCTAACCTGGCTAGATGCGATTGGAGCAGTAGCGTAATGGCAACAACAACCACTAATTTTGGGTGGGATATCCCCCAATCTACAGACCTAGTAAAGGATGGCGCTACCGCTATTGCTGCACTTGGTCAAGATATTGATACTGCCTTAGTTGACCTTAAAGGTGGAACTACAGGTCAAGTACTAGCTAAGGCATCAGGCACAGACCTAGATTTCTCCTGGGTAGCCCAAGATGATTCAAACGCCATTCAGAATGCAATAGTCGATGCTAAAGGTGATCTTATTGCTGCAACAGCAAATGACACTCCAGCTCGTCTAGCGGTTGGAACAAATGGTCAGGTTTTAACCGCTGATTCAACTGCGGCAACAGGATTAAAATGGGCTACAGCCGCAAGCGGTAGTACTTTCGTGGGTTGCTCTGTTAAAAGGGCTGCTAACAAAACTCTAACAAATTCAACTACTACAAAAGTTGATTGGGACTCCGAAAATTTTGACACAAATGGTTTTCACGACAATGCTACAAATAACACTCGTTTAACTGTTCCAACAGGTCAAAGCGGATATTATTTGATAACTTGGAACGCTGTATTTGAAGCCAATGTAACAGGCTACCGATCATCTCAAATCAAAAAAAATAATGGTTCTCCTTTAGGTACAGGTGTCATAACCGGACTGACAACATATTCACCTGCTCAAAATCAACTCGTTCTCAATTTAGCAGACGGCGATTATATTGAACTAGAAGTTTTTCAAAATAGCGGCACAAGTATAAGACTTTTTTGTGAAGCGGAATGGCCAAACGCAACACTTCTTACACTAATGAGATTGGGATCATAAAAATGGACTTATTCACAGAGATTACAAAAGCCTATCCAGAATTGACAAATGAAGATTTCATTCCCAACAAAGGGTCAATTTTGCTGCGTAACGAATCAGATGGAAAAGGCGATTATATTGCTGAATGGAAATATACAAAGCCTGTTCCAACAGGATTAAAAATCGGCCAATGAAACCAACGCTTTGCAAGGCTGCTCAACAATTAAGGGAACAGTTTGATGACACCTTCCCAGATCGTGATCGACGTTCCGATGGCTGGATCGGCGATCCACGTCACGCATCACGTCCTAGCGATCACAACCCTGATCCAAAGACTGGGACTGTTAGAGCAATCGATGTTGATCGAGATGTCCATAAAACCGGCAAGCCCGACCTCATGCCCGATATTGCAGATCAGATTCGTCTCGCTGCAAAGTCTGGAGAGAAGCGCATCTCTTATGTCATATTCAATGGCCGAATCGCATCATCTCGCTTGGGCTGGCGCTGGAGAAAATATACGGGAAGCAATCCGCACAACCATCATTGCCATATCTCTTTCACTAGCAAAGGTGATCAAGATGGCTCGTTCTTTAATATCCCACTATTAGGAGGCAAGTAATGGAAGCAGCAATCGTCGCAGGATTAGGCTTAATGGCTATCCCAGCAATTCGTGCAGCGATCAAGTCATACCGGGCGAAGAAGGCTCTGAAAGATGTATTGGTAGATGCAGTTGAGGCGGCAGTAGATGAGATCGATCCTAAGAAATGACCCCTCAGGATTATGCTGCACTTGCAGTAGCGATCGTGACGGTTCTGGGTGGTGTAACTGCCATGCTCAATTTTATGATCAAACACTATTTAGCGGAATTGAAGCCGAATAGCGGATCATCGATCAAAGATCAAGTTAATAGACTTGAAGCGCGTGTTGATACCATTATCGAGATGTTAGGTAAGTAACACTTATCCTATGGCTCGTAAAAAGGTTATAGACCTCGATACATATACTGCATTAGATGCCTGGGCAATAAGTCTCCAGGAAATGTATAGAGCGCTTCGCCGCGCTGGTTTCGAAGTCGATCTTGCACTCGGAATAATAACCGAGCCATCGGCTTATCCAGACTGGATTCTTCCTAAGCCTGATCTAATCCCACATACTTACGATGAAGATGATGATGAGGACTAATGAAAAGAACCGTGGTCATTCCAGATTTGCAATGTCCCTACGAAGATTCACATGTTGTACGCAATCTCAGCATATTTATTAAAGCGTTTCGGCCCGATGCTGTCGTTACTATCGGAGATGAAATCGATCTCCCACAGATCAGCCGATGGACAGAAAATACACCGGGCTGGTACGAGCAGACACTAGCTGAGGATCGCGATCGGACAGTCGATGTTCTTTGGTCGCTATTTGAGTATTCCAAGGAAGCCCATATGGTGCGGTCAAACCATACGGATCGATTGTATAAAGTCATTATGAAGAAGATCCCAGCATTCCTATCGCTTCCAGAGTTACGATTTGAGAAGTTTCTTAAACTAGATGAAATGGATGTTAAGTTCTGGAAAGACCCGATGCCTATCGCTAAGGGCTGGATTGCTATTCATGGTGATCTTGGCGGCCTAAACCCGAATCCTGGATTATCTGCCCTGAACCAAGCCAAGCGCCACGGCCAGAATGTCATTATGGGGCACACGCATAGAGCGGGCAGGAGTGCCCATTCTGAGGCTTCTAACGGGGTTTTAAGACGTGTTCTCCACGGAGTTGAAGTAGGACACGCAATGGATTTAAAACAGGCTAAATACGTCTCCACGCCTAACTGGCAGCAGGCATTC